AAGCAGCAGGAGGATTTGCTAATGGTGTTCCTTATACCATTGTAAGAATTGAGACTCCAGTAAAATTAGTACCAGATAAACCACGTATTGATCCTATTTCTGGTAAAGAAGTAGATCCACAAACAGGGAAATTGACATGAAGGGATTATTGATCTTGCTTCTATTGGCTGCACCTGCACAAGCCAACATCACATCAAAGCTTTCTAGCTCTACTTCTTTAACAGTAGGAGCCAGTAGTACTCAGGCAGTCAGAGTTCCGTCTACTTACGCAGTATCGGGAACAAATATAAAGGTCAGTACTGGAGAACACATTGGCAAGCTAACGGCAGGGTCAGCAACAGCAGCAGCTACGCTTGATGTTGGAACGTACGAAATGAACACATCAGGATCAGCGTTTTCGCTTACGGAAAGCTGGCAACAAGGAGACGCTATACCAGCAATAGGCAGTGGTGTTGATGTAAGTGCTGGTGTAGTTGCTGATATGCCTGCTTTTGGTAGTACTACTACAATTTCAGGTGGTGTAGCTGGTACGCTTGCAGGTACTGTAGTTAGTTCTGGTGTGGTTACAGTAGTAGCAGGTGGTGCAAATACTACGGCTGTAGGACAAGTAACCAGCGAACTTACTGTAAGGTGAAAATACTCCTGTGCGTACCTTTTTATCTCTCGTATTTCTGTTTAGCCCTGCTGTTCAGGCTGTACCAGTGGTTCCTCAGTTTACACAGGGTACGGTCACATCACACACGGAAACGAGTACAAAAATTACAGAGACAATCAACTCGATTGACATAGATACAGGCTGGCAATACTCAGTTACTGGGACAAACATGAAACATTCTGGTTCATCTGTGTCTCCAACAACTGTTACAGCCCCCTCTCAGACCACTGATGGCATTACTTACACATGGGTTGGCTTAGATCACTCCAACAAACCAAACTGGCAGCTACAAACAGATGGAGCAGCCTTTCAGTTTACCGAAACATACTCGGCTCCTGGGGTAAGCCAGCAGACAATTATTCAAAGAACAACCGATCAAACAAGTATCACCGATACAACAAGCATCTTTCAGCAATAGCCTATGGATTACTCACGCTTAACTTCAGTTTGCCTGCTTACTCTGGTGATGTCGGCGGCGTTAGTGCTACCGCTGCTCCCAATGCTTCATCTAGTGGAAGCGTTATCAACCAAGGAGTACAAGTCTTACAAGGGCCATTCCACACCAACACGTACGGTAACGGAATACAGTGTCAAGGAACTACATTAAGCATTACGCCCTTCCTTACAGGTGCATTATCGCTTAAACGACCCTACGAAAGTTTCTACCAAGATCCTGTTTACGATACAAGTGATGCTAATGATGATGGAATTATTGATAATCCAGGCAGTGTTTTATATTTCAAGGATGTAAGAACAGGACAGAAGGACTCACACTCCATCACAGGCGGCCTCTCAGCAACCCTTTCAGTCCCACTGGATAAAAGATTCACGACTCGTTGTTTATCTGCCGCTACAACCCAAGAGAAAATACAACAGCAGATCTTGGCTAATAAGAGGCTTGATTTTGAAATTGCGAGGCTTCGTGAGTGCTCTAAATTTAAACTTCAAGGAATAAATTTTGCTCCTACTAGCTCTGCTTATTCTATTTGTGCCGATATTTTGACCAGACCTTTTAAGGAAAAGCCAATAGATCACGTTCATTCTATTTCCTCAGACTCTTCTGCTCCTCTCGGCGTTCACGAAGTGACAGCACCTTTGGTTTCTTCCCCCGAATAGCAAGAAGTTTCTTTGTAATCTTCTTAGAGATCTTCTTAACCTGCCCCTTCATTTGCTTCTGGAGCATCTTTGCTATTGGTTGACCTAATACAGTTACACCGATAACTGAAGTGATAGCTATCGCACTTGTATTAAGTAATGTCGTTGGTGGTGGAGTGTAAGTGTTAACAACTTCCAGTACACCTCTTTCCTCGTATAGGACTTTGCATTGATTTCCATCTCGTTCATACCCCCGAATTATTTTTGTTCCGTATTTCCCGATTGCTCCTACAGGTAAATCGTCAGGTCTAGGGCAAGGCAGGATTTTAGGAACTAAAGGATTTGTTGGTGGTGGGTTATTGTTTTCTGTCGTTGAAGTGGATTGTTCTTTCTTTTCTTCTTGTTTAGCAGGATTGATTTTTGGTGTGGTGGGTTCTGGTAGATCTTCTTCTATATTTTCTGGCCTGTAATCGACAGGATTAAAAGAAGGCATCCCTGCATCACAGTACACCTGAACGCCTCTATCGTCATCTGTTTTTAGTTTCTTATTATTACCCGAGTCTGGATGAGATTCTACGCAACCAGGGATTTCAAATATTAAATTAGGTTGCTGTAAATTAAGAGTTACGGGTTGAACATTGGGGATGTTCGGAGAAACTCTGTCGATAGAATTATCAGGGATAGAAATACTATCGACTTGTATATCTGGTATTTCATCCACCTAACAATCTACGAAGTCACCGCCAATATCTTTACCAATCTGTCCTGCTTTCTTGACAGCAAATCCACTAGCAATCCATCCTACGATTGGGATATTGGCTAATGTACTAGCAGCAGGAGTAGCAGTAACTAAAGAAGCTCCTACTATTTCACCATTAGATTCTGCACTACCTTTGTTTTTTATACACTGAAGATAGTCAGCAGCTAATGTTGCGTTTGCTCCAGGTTGATGAGCAACATATTCTTTCCTTGTGTAATCAGTTTTACCGTTCCATTTAGATTTTTCTGAACTAAATAAAACTGTTTTAGGTGAGTGCATGTTGTGACTCATTACTACCTCCAATCCTTTTTCGTCCTTCCTGTATCGCATCTGGCTACTACTGTTTTCTGTCGTAGCTAACGATGCAAGATTAGGCAGCGAATCCCCTGACCTACTAAGCAGGACAAGGGAAAAGAAATTGCTACCGATTAATCCAAGACCGAGGAGAAGAGGAAGATAGTTACCTTCCTTCAACTGTGTCATAACTTAGGCAATCCTGTTGTGGTGGGCATTGAAGGCATTGATTGTTTAACCAATTCAGGGATTTGACCCTTTACCTTATCCAAGATTGTATTCACAATCTTATCTTTATTCAAGTATGTAAAAGTTCCACCACCAACTGCTATCACAAGAAAAGCAGTATTTATGTAGGTAAGAACTTTTATCATGCCCAAGGCTTGCCAGTTCCTGTTGTTGGAGTCTTCTGCTCGTTAACACCTTTATCTACAGCAGCTTCGATAGCAGCTACAGTACCAGCTTTATCAGCATCTAGTTTTGACTTAACCCAAGCTAATACTGTTGCCTCAGTAAGGTCAGCATAAGGTACAAGAGTATCAGGCTTAGGTAGATCAACTTCACCTGTAGCTCTGAATGAATAAGTGCCATCAGCACCGTTAACACGGTAGATAACTTTGTTTACATACCCGTCTGCTAGTTCGCGTTGAAGGGTGTTTACTTGCCAGGTTTTTGTTGCCATGATTGTTTTTAATAAAAATTTAATTGATTTGTACAAATCATACCTACTAAGCCCAAGGTGTTCCACTTAGTTTAGTGGGTATGATTTTAAAGGTTAAATTAGCCTCAGTAATTTCTTCGATATTTTTTGTGGAAAGGTTATCCTTGTCTTCTTTGTTTAATTCATTAAGACGATCTTTTACCCATGTTATAGCTGTTTCTTTAGTTATATCTTTGTAGGGTATTAATGTATCTGGTTTTTCTAAACTAACATTTGATTCAAACTTTGATTCAAACGTAGGATAGACATCATCTTTACTTAATACAGTAAAATCAATAGAAAATACATACTGATCATCTCTCATATAATTGAGTTTTGTTATATCCCAAGTTGTAGTTATTGTCATAATTATTGGTCAGCTATATTTGAGCCGGGGTAATAGTTTCTAAGAGGTGAGTCTCCTGATGGCCACATAATACGAACTGCTCCATTACCACCAGATTTACCGCCACCATCACCACCAGCTCCTCCTCCTCCATAGTCTGCACCATTACCACCTGACGCTGCAGTACCAGAACCATTAGCCCATTCTTGACCTTGACCAGCGGCTACACCAGCATATCCAGCACCTGTACCACCAGCACCACCAGCACCTTCTAGGTACGTTACAATCAGAAGACCTTGGCCGCCTCCGCCGCCTGAAGCTCCTCCTCCATAAGCCCATCCTGATCCACCGCCACCAGAGCCACCATAGTTACCCGGTTCTCCGGATGAACCACTCCAATAACCTGTTTGGCTTCCTCCTTTTCCTCTTTGTCCTGTAGAAGCACTTGCACCTCCGGAGAATCCACCAGCTCCACCGCCACCGCCGGGCATGTACGCGTTTGATGAACTACCACCAATTCCACCCCATCCGCCTCGGTCTCCAGTAGTTTCTCCACCAGCAGATGGTGTTGCATTGGTTGAAGAACCACCAGCACCACCACCACCTTTTGTGGTGACATTTCCATCTGTAACTATATAACTATCTCCACCTGGTCCTGCAGAGGTACCAGTGCTTGCTCCTGCACCTCCTCCTCCTACGTAAACAGTGTAAGCAGTTCCGGGAGTTACAGCTACATTATCTCTAGTTGCAACTCCACCACCACCACCACCGTTCGTAGAATAACCACCACCGCCACCGCCAATTGTCATAATTGAAATACTTGTAACACCTACACCCGGCGTAAACGTGTGAGTAGTTTGTTGTGCAGTAGTACTTTTAGTCCCTGTAAATAAAAAGACTTGTTGACCGGGTTCTTCATCTGGGAGCTTTCCTACACCAAGTAGCATTTGTTGAATAGGCATTAAGTTAACCCCGAACCTGAGATGTAGGCAGCAGATGCAGAAACCCATAAGATAGTAGCCATTCCTCTTGCTGCTAGAGTGCGGTTTGCATTATTGCCATCGGCTGTATTATACATATTACTTCCTTTAGTAATTGTTATATTTGAGTTACTATTATTGACAATAGTTACAGCATCACCAGCACTAAAAACGCTGTCAGCCCATGTAATATTTGCACTAGCACTTATAAATTTCCCAGCATCTCCAGCGACAAGAGTATAAGCAGAGCCTTGAGTATTGATAGGTATCTTTCTTAAATCGCCTTTGCTGTCTGATACCGTTCCAGTTACCGTAACGCCTGTAGAGCTAGTCTCTAACTTCTTACTGTTGTCGTAATAGAGTTCTACGGCTGCATTATTATTGCAGGCTATATGATATTCGGTTGCCGCAGAGTTTCTAACTTGGAATCCATCTGATCTAACTATTAATTGACCAGTACCATTATCGTGAATATAACTATTTGAGCCATCATGGTAGATCTGGAGATCATTACTATTTCCGAATGTAGCTTTAACATCATCAAACCAATTTAATCTGTTTTCTGATTCGTCCCAATAAATATCTTTTTCTGTATTTGTTCCGTTATCAAAACGTACATCACCTACTAATTTACTTTGAGAACCAGTTATTGTTACTCCTGTACTCGTCGTCTCAAACTTCTTACTGTTGTCGTAATAGAGCTCTACGGCTCCGTTTTCATTAGCAGTAATAAGGTGTTCAGTATTAGCTGCATTTCTAACTCTAAAGTAAGCTTGTTCAAAATATAAGTTACCTGTACTGTTTTTTATATGACTGTCCGTTCCATCATGGTAAATCTGGAGATCATCTCCTGCTCCTAATTGAAGCTTTAAATTATCAACATTTAGATTGAAATTGTTTTTACAAAATATATTATTTCCAGCTTGTCTCATATCAAGAACAGTACCGCCATCAGCATCTGCAAGAACTAAGCGACCACCAGCAGCAGAAGCATTAGCGTCAAATCCTATTAGTTGATAACAATAGTTACTACTAGTGTCAGCAAGAACCAAATAAGCTCCATTAGCATCACCATGAACAAACGCTCCATTTGATTTTGTGGCAAACTTCTTACTACCGTCGTAATAGAGTTCTACTGAGCCGTTATTAACAGCTTTAACAGCATATTCATCGTCATCAACCCATAACCGTATCTCATCCGCAGAAAGTATATTTAAAGTTCCCGTATTGTTATCTATGTATGAATTACTTCCATCATGGTAGAGCTGGAGATCATCTCCAGTACCCCAATATGATTTTTCATTATCTCCAAGATAAAAAGCATCAGCCCAACAATTTCCAGTAATTTCAACACCATTACTCTTTGTCTCTAACTTCTTAGCGTTGTCGTAATAGAGTTCTACGCCTCCGTTACCAATAACTTTTATTCCATCTTCACCGCCTTGTGGCTTTATGAAACAATCATTAGCTGGTTTAATAATAGTATCGGCACTATTATTTATATATAAATCACCAGTTGCATTTGTTATAACGCTATATGTACCAGCATGGTAGATCTGGAGATCATTACCAGTCCCCAGTTTTATAGCACCAGTTTCATGGGTACTATTCCAATCTTCAATACTAATAGTTTGTGCATTTAGTCTCGATGAAATTAAAACGCCATAACTCGTCGTCTCAAGCTTCTTACTGTTGTCGTAATAGAGTTGTACCTCTGCATCAGGCTCGGCATATAACATCTTTTCAGTAGCACCTGCCTTTCTGAATTCAATAGAAGCTGATCCTCTGAGATATAAATTACCTGTACCCGCATCATCTATGTATGAGTTGGAGCCATCATGGTAGATCTCTAAATCCCCACCAGTCCCAAAGATAACCTTCTTATTATCTCCAAGACTCTGATTACCAGTAAACGTATTAGCTCCTAATCCAGCTAAGTTACCAGTAGCTGTTACACCACCTTGCCATGCTGATCCGTTATATACCTTTAGTTCATTAGCACTTGTATCAAAGTAAAGATCACCTGTATCTAAGCTAGATGTTGGTGCTGAACTTGCTACACGGTACTTATCAGAAAAGTCATTAACGTTAGAGATATTGGTAGCTACTGTATTAATATTGGATATTGATCCAGCGGCTGTATTTATATTCGATACGTTTGTAGCACAAGTATCTAGATCGCTAACAATAGCTGTAGTACCTAATGTATTTAAATCAGACACAGCATCTGCTGTACCTAATCTTCCTATCTCTGTAGCTTTAGCAGCAACGGCTCCAATATCTGTTGCATCACCAGCTACTGCTGTTACATCACTAGATATACCAGCAACCGTAGTAACATTACTTGCTACTCCAGCTACTGTTGTGACGTTACTTGATACACCAGCAACAGTATTAATATTAGAGTTATTACCAGCTACGGTATTGACATTAGATATAGATCCAGCAACCGTATTAACATTTGAAATGCTTCCAGCAACTGTTGAAACTTCTGTTGCTATAGGTACTTGTCTATGGAATGCGTAAGTATTTAATGTAGAAGTTGTTTCTACAATAAGACCAAAGTTAGCAGCATATGTTGTGCTATTAGCTAAACCAGTAATGGTGACTGTTGAGTTGCCGACAGTGCCGTTAGAAATGGTTGCAACTCCAGATCCATTAGAGGTGAGGTTGCTGCTGAGAGCTTTAATAGATACAAGAGTTCCAGCCCCGTTATTAACGTCAGGGTTAGCGTTAGGAAAAGATGTTTCATTTGCTATTGGTACAAAACCACCCACATCATCAACAAGATCAATAATCCTGTCATTGATAGCAGCAGTTGTAGCTATTGTTGTGTCATTGTCTGGAAAGGTATCACCATCTTTAATAGTGTCACCAGTACTTATATTGAAGTATCTAGCATCTGACTCTGTTTCTGTGTAATATCTTCCATCTAATGCACCTGTTGCTATTTCAGAACTGGTTAGTTTATCGGATTGTAGTAATGTCTTAATTTCACTAGCTGTCTGATCTGCTGTAGCAGAAGCTTCTATTGCATTTAGCTTAGAGTGGTCAGCATCTGTAAAGACATTTGAATCTGTTGCTGCTTCGACTGCTGTTCTAATTTCTGCATTAGTTTGATCTGCTGTAGCACTAGCTTCTATAGCGTTTAGTTTGCTGTGGTCAGCGTCAGTGAATACATTAGAGTCAGTAGCCGCCTCAACTGCTGTTCTTATTTCTGCGTTCGTCTGGTCAGCAGTCGCACTGGCTTCTATAGCGTTTAGCTTTGAATGATCAGCGTCAGTAAATACATTTGAATCGCTAGCTGCTTCTACTGCTGCTCTTATCTCTGCGTTTGTTTGATCTGCTGTAGCACCAGTTTCAATACTATCTAGTTTGATTCCATCGTTAGATACATCTCTACCATCAACTGTTCCTGACGTAACTATATTCTGAGAACCAAAATTAGGACTTATCTTTGTTCCGGCTATTGCTGCACTTGCATTTACATCTGCATTTACAAGTGTTCCGTCTTGAATCTGACTAGAAGTGAATTGCTTTGTGTCGATATAGTTCTTAGTTGCTGCATCCTGTGCTGCTGTTGGGTCAGCAACATTGGTTAATCTTTGGCTGTTTAAAGTAGGAAGTCCTGTGGTTTCGTTAACACTGACTGTTTTGCTTTGGTTGTCTTTTAGCTCCTGGTCTATATACAAACTCTGTAAAGCACTTGTATCTAAGTCATTAGCAGTAAGGGTTGAACCATCTGCATAATCGACAAGAGGTGTAGCAAGTGATGAGTTTCTTCTAATTTCTACTCTTAAGTTTGCTGACGTTATACCTGTATTAAGTCGTATCAGTTTAGGAGATACGTTGGTTATTACTTGGTACTGGGCACCTCCTGACCCTTGAGTGATCTCGGCGTAGTTGAGGAAAACCTGAATATGTGATTCTTCGATGTAAGGGAAGGTGAACTGAAAGTCAGTAGTACCCTGTGCTGACGAAGAATTTACTATGTACGCAAATGGTGTGTAACTCATGGCTTAGTAGTTAACCTTCTGGTTAAATTCTGACGTAGTACTCTTATTTTGCATTATAACTTCTGTTTGAGTCTTTCTTTTTTTTGATTTTTTTTCTTCGTCAGCAATCAATCTTCCTTTAGCTGTGTATAGCTTGAAGTTTTTCTTAGCTTCTTTCTTGTACTCAGTAATTAACTTTTGAACTTGAGCCGCTTGTCTGCTTGGTTCCTTAGAGCTTATACCTTCTTGTTCATCCATTCTGCCTAAAGCTTGCCAATTTTCTGTACTTATTAGCTGCATCATCCTGTCTCTCCACGTAAGGCCGCTAATCTTAGTTGTTGCAAATATACGTCTGTACTCGTTCAACTCTGAAGGCGACAAATATAAATCCTTTCGTTGGAAGTCGCTTGCAACTGGCCCTAAGAACGCTGTTCCTTTTCCGTGAAGATTAACCAAGACCTGTGTTATGGGATCATCTATTTGCCTGCCTCGTTTAAAAGCTCCGAAAGGTGGCGTGTACTGAGCAACGGCTGCCATCCAAGGATAGTTTTCAGCCATATCTCTTGAGTACAGGATGTGAGGTGCTTGTACTGGCTCTGCCCCAGGTGAAGACCAGTCAAGTATTGGAGGGTTTTCCTCTGACATGCCAGGGATTCCGTTCTTGATAGTTGCCCAAGTTTCGTTCCAATAACTCATCATCCCTGTCTCTATAGTGTCAGGCTCAATTCTTCTAGGAGTTTGATCTACTTCCTGCCTTGCTTGTCTTAAAGCAGAAGAGTAAGGAATCATTGTCGAAATTGTTCTATACAAGAACCTTTCCATTGCTTGCTGTCTGTTCGATCCGCTAGTGACCATATTCTTATCAAAGGCAGCATCGACAAGTTCACTAATACCAGTGAAGTAGGTCTGACTTAACAAGCCACCTGCTTGCATCCTGATAATGTCGAGACATAAAGACTCTGCACAAGCATCTCTTTCTTCATTTGTCATCATTGCTTGTGCATCGTTGTAATCACCCAAGGCTCCAAATAATGTTGAGAACGGTTCTAGTGCTGCCATTGATATAGGAGCACCCCAGTAATTTGCATCGTCATCCCAGAACTGGATGCTGTAAGGCATTTGCCTATCTTTTAACCATTTCTCTCTTGCTGCATATTCTCTCGGCCCTCCTCCGTTGCTTCTCATTCTGCCCATATTATTCGCACCCCAAAGCAAAGCCAAGGCACTGCTTCCCATTACTACTTGCCCCATCGCTCTTGCCCTAGCACCTGGGTCGCTACTTGCAATATCTCTCCACCATGTATCCACAAGAACTGCTGCTGGCGTTCTTCTTGCAACTGCCTTAAGAATATTTGTAGGCACTCTCATAAATGGTTGGACAAATTTAACAACAGGGCCAATACCTAAAGGCATCTTTGCTCCTTCTGTTAAAAGAACTCCTGGGATTGAACCAATTCTTCCAGGGGTTACAGCCCAGTCATTTGTCATTCCATGAGCCACTTTTTGCAGCCAGTCGCCTTCTTTGACCCAGTTCTGTGCATACTCAAGTAGCTCTTGACCTTCTAATCCTTGTGCTTTTCCTTTGTTAAAACCATCTTCAATACTCCTTGTTTCCATTGTCGCTTGTATGTTCTCGGTAAAGTTGACCGCATCCATAAAGTCTTGAGCGTGTGGGCTATCTAATGCGACTTCAGTTAAGTTCTTTCCGTCTATAACTGCATCTTTAACTGCGCCATCAACTCTCTTCTGAGCGTATGCGTAGGCTTCTTCAAATGCTTCCTTACTGTATTTCTTGTGTCCTCTGTTAACTGCTAGCTCCATTCCTCTGGGCATGTGCCTAAAGAACTCGTAGCTCCATCCAGCTACTGTGCTGTTGAAGGAGTCAACAGTTACAGCAAGTCTTATTCCTGGTGTTCCTAATGCTTGCCATAAAGCATTGAAAAGTTTGCCAGTGCTCGTCTTGGCAAATTTCTCTTCCATGTCCAATGTATTTACTGTTAATCCTGTCCTTCTGTTTTGAGCTATAAGTTCTCCTTGAGCATCAACTTCAGCAGCTTTGCCAAGAGCATCAATAGTTGTTCTGTCTAAATTTCCTATTGGTCTACCTGTCTTGAATCCTATAGCAGCATTTCTGAATCCCATTCTTAAGTTATTGAAGTAGCTTCCAATCATTTGTGCCGAGTACAACGCTCTTTCGTAATCACCCTGCATAAGGAATCCACCAGCTTGCTCTATCGCTAGTAAGTTCATATTGAAGATTCCGTTAACAGAAGCTTTTGTTGCAGTCACACCACCACTAATTAAGTTGCTACTTCTCAGCATGTGTAATCCTTTTATCCATTGACCTTGTGCTTCTGCTGGATCAAGCTCTTTTAGGTGGTTAAAGGTTTTCTCTGCTGACCCTGGTGATTCTCCTAGTATTAACATCGTGTCAGCAATTTCATCTGCTGAAACAGTTGCATCTATATCTATTTCTCCTGTTTCTAACGCTTCTCTAACTCCTAAGAACTTGTCGGCTAGCTCTTCCATTGCAGGGTTAGTACCTGCAGGAACACGTAGCTCATCTGCAATCGCTTGTTCGACAACACTTCCAGTTGGAGGAGGGCCGTCACTTACCTCTTCAGCAACTTCAGGTAACCAAGCCATCTCTGGTAATTCATAAGTATCTATATCTCTAGGTAGCTGCATTTCTTGACCAAGCTGCCCCCATCTTCTTGTGATATTCATAATCGCTAAGTGCATCCTTCTTGCTGAATCAGCAGAAGTTACCAAGCGAGCTAACTGAATACGCTTGTCTAGTGTTGGATCTGCGTCTACATCTTTCCATTTTGTTGCCTCAATCTGTGCTTTTAGTTGAAGCTTGTCGGCAAAGTCCATCGCTCTATGCAATGCACCAATTTCATACTCTTGGAATCCTTTGGTTAAAGATTTAAGTCCTGAAAGAATCCCACTACCGTCCGCACCTCTATCTTCAAACCATTTATGGTTAAGTCGTTGGACTTCCACCCCATCCATAGTTGTAAGGTACTGTGTTGCACCAGTAAGTTCTGCCCTTGACCTAGCTTCTGCTCTGGTCATGGCGTTCATACCTTCTAAAAGGTCTTCGCTTTGATAGTTGTAAACATATTTACCTGATTCACTTCTAACTTTTTGATAGTTATTTTCAGCCCATAACTGTGCTCTTGTGATTTCTCCACTAGCAATTCTCTCCTTATTATCTTCAAGCAATCTTGCAAATCTCACTGCAAAGTCAGGATCACCATCACCCATGTCTGGCGGCATACTGTTGTTATTAACCGACATCATTGGGCCATTAGGAGCAGTAAGCGATTTCTTTGTACCTTTCTGTGCTTGCCTTGCTCTCATGTTGGCTTTCTTGTCTGGGCCTCTTAGCTCTGGTCTTTGAGACATTTCTCCGTAGAAAGATTCTTCAAAGATCTCTTCCCATGTATTGAACTTTCTTGTTTTTAAGAAGTTCGCAATTCTCTGAGTAATCTCGGCAAGTTTTCTAAATGGCTCTGCCCATGTAGCTTGCTTATAAAGATCACCAAATTGCCACCAACCAGAGAAAGCAATAGCCTGTGCTTCATCACTAGAAATTGTTCCATCTAGTAGTTGACGAGCAAAATCTGAGCCTTTTGTTTTTAGTTGTGCGTCTACTACTCTTGCTGCAAGCTTTCTAATTGCTTTGTCGTTTCGCTGTAAAAGTCTTAACTCTCTAGCTGTTAAGAATCTAGTTTGTATTCTATGGAATGATTCATGGTAGGCAGCCATTACCATATCTCTTTGACTCCACAACCTTCCATACTCCTTAGAACCCATCGACAAAAGAACTAAATCATCAAGTTCTCCTGTGATTTCTCTAGGGCCAAACTGACCATAGGCTGTAAAGAAAGTTCCTTCCTGAGTTCCGTACGCAGCAGCAGATCCTGCGTCATGGTATCCCTCTAGCGTTGGACGAATTTCAACTTGAACATCTACACCTGCAACCTCTTTGACAATCTTTCTTAGCTCTGCAAGGAAAGCAACCTCTTGTCTAAGCTTAGATGTAACTCCATTGCCAAGATCAGTCTTGCGAGCAAACTCAGGAAGAATGGATAAAGGCTTGTCTAAATCTTCATCCTTAACATTATTAATTTCTTCGTCCCAAGGATCAATAAGACCTTTCTGTTCTTCTAATGCGTTTCTCTTCTTCCAGTATTCGTTGTAAATACGATTTCTTTCATCAAAAGCTTTAATAGCTTCAGGTGTTTTATTCCTTGAACGCCTTGGTTTCTTAGGCTCTGGCCCTAAAGCTTGAATATCAGCATCAAGGTTTCCTGCTCTATCTAATAACAAAGCTTTTCTATCCTCTGAAGCCATCTTCAAAATTGTTCTTCCAAATGGAAGTACGTCAGCAGTGTCTTGCTGCAAGAAGACAAAGATCTTTTCGACATCTCTCAATGCTTTCTGCACTGATTCTTCAGTAGCAACTCTTGCAACATTCAAGAGGTTGGCTAAATCACCGACAGTATCAATAGAAGTTCTACCTTCCCTCTTGAATCCATCATTAAACTTATTCATTGCATCAAGCAATCTTTGTATCGCAATCTCTCCTTGCATCTCCTCTGGAGCTTGTCTTAAGAAAGCAGAGATAGGTGTTTTCTTATCTGCTTTTGTTACGGCTGTCGATATTGGTTCAGGTTTAGGAGGTACTTCAGGTGCTTGGAATCTTTGATCTCCTAGTACAGCTTCTTCTTTAGCAGCTTCTTGCGTAACTTTCTTAGAGGCTCTGCGTACTCTTGCTTTAGCTTTTGGAGACTTGACAGGTTTTACTGGTGTCTTATCCCCTGGGAATACTGGTGAATCTTCAAGAGCTTCTCTTAGCTCTTCCATGTGTTCTTTAATTACTGATTTTGCTGTGGTTAAGGAAAATTTCTTTTTGCCTTGCTTCTCTATTATTTTCCTGAAAACTTTAGAAGCTTCGCTATCTGGGTTAGCCAAAGCAAGATCAAAGCGTTGCAAGACTTCTTGTGCTACTTGGAGATCTTTGGGAGTCTTTGGCCCTATCTTTGTCCCTGCTCTTTTCTTTGCCTTTGCTGTCTCTGTATCTGCTCCTTTTAAATCACCTTTAAGAGCGTCTATTGTTTCTTTTAGTCGCTTCTTCAGGAGAACTCTTGTTCTTGTTAGTTTTAAAAAGTTAGTTTCTTGATCTGCTAATAACGCTTTAAATTCCTTACCTCCGTCCTCAAGGAAATCAAACAGGCTAGGATCTCCTTTACCTACCTGTGCATCTCTAGCGACAACAATCGCTTCCTGAATTGTCTCAAGAGTAACAGCAGGTGTTTTTTTGAATGTTTTATATAAGTCTCTAGTTACTTCTTCTCCTAGATTCGCCTGTCCAATTAGTGCTGCTTTCTTGTAAAAGTCCTTACTTCCTTGTACGACTCCCTTGTAAACATCTTCTGGAAGTTGAGAAAGCCCAAACCCGACATTGCCTATTTCACCACGAAGACTTACGCCTCTTTCTAACCACTGCTCTTTCGTTAGATCTGATTCTCTAAAGAGCTTGGCTGCGTCTAACGCTGTTCCTCTGCCGTCAACAATATTGTCAGTTGCAGCTATTCTTCTTGCGTCTGCTGCTGTAGCGGCTTCGTCTGAAATATCCCAAACTAGCTGATCTTCAATTCCTTCTTGTACTGCTTTTGCGTGTCTGTTATGTCCATTGACAACATAAGTTTTACCGTCTGCTGGGTTTTTCCAAACAGTAATGTAGCCAGCAAGTCTAGGGTTGTATGCAGTTTTAGGGTCAATAGATCCAACTGATCCTGTTTTTGGATCTGCGTCTGCCTTGTATTGATAAGTTTCTGGATCGACAAATAAATTAGATGTCTTCTCCATCCGTGTTTGCCTTGCAAGAGGCTTTGTCCCTGGGTTCTGGTCAAGACTTACTTTTGTGTTTGGCTCACCGTTGAGGTCAAGATCAGGTTGAGTATGTACATCTATCTCGCCTTCTTGTGCTGCTTTTTGCAAAGCCTGTCCTGTTGCAGCCGCTTCTCCTACCATCTCTGCGTCAGTTGGTGTTGCGGCAATAATGGATTCTGCTCTTGGTGCATCTTCTCTAACGATTAAATCAAGCCTTTCTAGTTCTGCATATTTTTCAGGACTAAAGAGTTCGCCTTGCTTGAAGTCATCTGGGTGCATGATGCCTTGTGCTATCAATCTTCTCTTTTCTTGCACAGTAAGATTTGCAAGCCTTTCTTTTATTGGTGCATCTCCTTGGTTTTTTGCATCAAGAAGTTGTGCTAACTTCTGTCCTTCTATTCTTTGTTTTTCAAGCTTTCTGAAGTTTCTATATTTATTAAAAGCCTTGTAAGCACTAGGAGTTTTAAATATTCCGTTAAACAATCCTCCGTATAGAGTTCCTACGGCAGCAGTTTGCAAATAAGCGTCAGATAGTTTTGTGTCGTCTGTGATTCTTTCAAGCGTCCAGTTATTATCTGCTATCCATTTCTGCATACCATTCTCTAACTCTTCGTACTGACCTGTTGGCCCTACTTCGGTAAAGGTGTAGTCATAAATAAACCCTGGAACTAAGCCATCTGCGTATAGCTTTCCTGCACCCAAGACAGCTTGCTGCCAAGGCATCCCTGTAAATGGAATATTTGCATTACCAATTTTTATTTTGCTTAAATTTCCAGCCTTAGTAGAGGCTCCTTGTAAAATCTTCTGTGCCCCTGGGGTTAGCTTTTGAATTAATGGTGCGACCTTGGATGTGGCTTTTGCTACCCCTGGAAGTGCTAATGCTTTAGGTGCTGCCCATTTTATAAGACCTCCACCTGAAAACCAAAGAGCCGCATAACCTGCTGCGTGTTGTCCAAATTTCTCTACAGGATTCATAGAGATAGGAGCTAGTGGTTCTCCAAAAAATATTCCTACATCTCCATCTGCAATCGTTCTGTCTGGATCAAGAAAGCCTGCAACTCTGTTTGCTGATTGTTGAATAACATCTCGACCAAGACCAAACGCCATTTTGCTAGTTGATCTTCCTAGCCCTCCTTTCTCTAGGTCGTGCCTAATGTATTCACTGCCTCTGTCCATTCCTGCTTTTACTGCTTCACCACTAAAGAATCCTGACTCCATCCCTTCTTTTATATATCCTGCTACACCGTGAGTAATTCCTTCCCCAAGTGTTTCGGTGAAAGATAGCCCAGGAACATGCTTCATAGGATTGAAAGCACCTCCCCCTGCTGCTACGTCACGAGCTTCAAATTCAGAAGGCTGATAAACTTCACCTTCCCAATCAACTTCAGTTATTCCGTCATCTCTTGTTTCGTAGGTAAAACCTTCTTTTTTTTCGTCTGTCATTTGAACTGGGGAGGTAAAGGTTTAGAGGTAAACTAGCTAACTGCTGGTGACAGTTCTAGGTGTATCAAGTCTGCCTTGTCTTTTGAATATGTTTCTACCGCTTTGAAGATTTTTCTTTTCTAGGAATTTCAACGCTGTATCTATCTTTCCTCCAGCTTTAATAACCCTATTAGGATAATGGACAGAATATTGTTTTCTAAAGAAGTCAGTCACTAGCTCACCTTTTTTCTTGTTGTACCCAATAGCTTTAAAAAGCTGAATCATTTCTTTGCTAAGAGATCCAGTCTTCCAGAAATCTGTAAAGTGCTTCTCAAACTCTTCAGTCGAAAGAATTGCCGTATTGCCGACAGAATTTTTCCATTTCTTTTTAGTAACTAAAGTTATTTTGCTTTTTCCTCTTCTGTCGGTACTAAAGACTGTATCTAAATTTGTTATCTGAATTTTCTTAGCTTGTGCTTGTGCATAGGCTGCTTCAGTTGCTTCAACCTCTTCTTGGAATTTGGTAATTATATTTCTATCTGATGTTCTATATTCATCTGCTTGCTGTGCCAACCATTCATTATCAGAAAGTCCTTCTGGACGTTCTTGAGTAAAGACACGCCTTCTGTTTGCTTGTCTTTTGTTTGTCAGAGCGACAATCATGTCACTGTATTCATCGTTCTGCTTGCTGGTTAGCTGGTCAGGATTGGAGTTGCCATCTCTTGTTGCTATTGCTTTCATTAGCCTGCTTTGCAAGCCATCTTTAGCAGTAAGCCTTTCTCTTGCTAGCTTGTCGTATCCTTCTGTAGCATCGTATTCTGAGCGTTGCTTGTTGATAGAACCATAGAAAGGGCCAGCATTTCGATTTGATAATCCTTGCTGTACTAAGTTCTGTATTCCAAGCCTCTTCTCTGTGCTGGTTAGGTAAGGGTCATCTACTATTTCTTGTGCTCTATCTTGAAATACTTTTTGCTGTGGTGCTGAGTAAATCGCTGTATTAGTTTTGTGTAGATCTGATACAGATTTAATTCCTTTATTTATAGCTGCTTGATTGCCTCTAAGAGTTGGGTCGCTTGTAACACCATCAACAGCTCTTCGCAGTGCTGCGTTAGAAGTTTCAATATCATCGTATGTTTTTGAATCGTTTAATCCTGCTGTAGCTGAGTGTCTAGTTGCAGATTGTTCGCCTAAGTCTTTATTGTAGTTTGTATATTTGTTTTTAATATCTGCCTGTACTTTTAATATCTCTAGCTCTAAGTTTTCTCTTGCACCTGGATCTAATCTTGTAGAAAGCAATTCACCGTTAGGGCCAGCTTGTATTAGCTCGTAAGTTTCAAGTGCTTTTTGTAAATATAATCTTGAAGTCGTTGCATCTATTGTCTCGCTAGCGACAGTTCTACCTTCTGGTATTGGCTCTGAAGCAGATATTCTCTGACCGTTATCTAATATATACATTCTTCCTGCATCAACAGCAGCGACAGCTAATTGATTAGGAATTGTTTTTACAAATTCCTGATACTTTTCTACTCCTGCAATCTTTCTATACTCAGTCAGTGTTCCAGTGAATGACGCAGCTAAGTCTTCTGGTTGTGTTTCGTTTGACTTGAAATTAGTAGCAAGGAGTGTTTCAGTTTTCTGCCTGTATTGTCTAAATTTATAATCTGAGTTCTTTGCCGCTTGTGCTCTATTTAATTTTTGATGAGCATCTAATTGGTAAGGTTCTATTTCTTTTCTAATCTTTGCATCTTCAATGTTTACCGCTAGTGTTTCGCCTTTCCATTGTTGAAACTCTGGACTGTTAACACTTAAAGTCTCAATAGCTACTTCGCCTATAGAACTTGTCTTGTTATAGGTAGATTCAATAGTGTCGAATTTGTTTCTAAGTTGGGCTGCTTGGTGGTATTGCTCTGCGTATTTTAAAGTTACAGGATTCAATGACTGAATATAATCCAGCATTGCTTTTGCTTCTGTATCCTCTGGGTGTGATTTAACTCGTTTCTCGACCTTATCTCTGTAATCAAGTAATGACTGTCCTGGGAATTGACCGTAAGAAACACGGCTCAAAGCTTTAGCATCTTCCCTCCTTTCCGTATCTCTTACTCCTGCGAACTGAATAGCAGCAGATCCAAATTGTTTTAAGTTTTGGTTTAAAGAACCAAGGTCGTTCGCTAGTCTTTCGAGATTGGTTATCTCTGCTGGCTCTGGTGTTAACTGAGGCTTGCTAAGTACAGGTGCACCAGGTGCGTTAGGCTTACTTGCTTGAGCAAAGGAAGTAACAGGTGTAGCTTGAGGCTGTAACTTGGGTGTATTTATTGATAGCTCTTGGAAGGGAGTTGAAGCACCGCCCATTGATGGGCCACCCATTAAGCGACTTGATGTTTTTTTAGTTAGTGCTGGTTTCATTTCCCTCTAGGTAGAATAGGCGGTTTCGGGCCAGCGTTTCCTTTAGGCCAGATACCAGCTTGCACCCCTGCTGAGTAAGTGTTTAAGCCAGTACTAGCACCGCTTAATCCAGCACTTAATACTCCCAAGAATCCAGGGCCACTAACATGTCCTCGCTTCATTGGCTTCAACGGATCTAAGTACGTTCGCTCTAAGTATGGTTGTTGACTTGCAATCCGACTAGCTCTTTCTACCCCTGAACCTCTCTTCTGTTCTTGTATCTGCTTGCCGACAAAAGCTAAATTTTGTGATGTCGCATAGTCAAAGGCTGCTTGTTCTCGCCTTGCGTCTGCAATTAAGTTTTGAATTGAATTACCGAAACGACCTGCTGCAAGTATTTCACCTTTAGCTTCCATAGCTTCTAACGCTGCTCCTCTTTTGGCTTGTCCTGCTGCTTCTTGTTCTTGCATTAGTTGTAGATTTAATTGTGCAATATCACTCTCGTATGCTTCGTTTGCAAGGTATTCATTCTGTGCTATCAGATCTTCTTGCAACTGTCTTTGCTGTTCTTCTCCTGTTCTGTTTGCATCAGTTTGTAGCACAGAGTATTCATACTCCTGCTGTGCCTGCATGTTTTCAAAATCTATCTGTGCGTTCTGTGCTCTAGTCGCTGCCTGCTGCTGCATGATCTGGAGGCCAGCAGACATGACCCCCATTACTACGCTGGCTGTTACGGGATCACACATAATTAAATCCTCACGAACTCATAGAACAGACGACTCTCTGGCCCATATTCTGAGTGCTTTTTGATGAATGTAAATCCCATCCACTGAAGCCATCTGACATGAACTTTGTTTCTAGCATCTACTACATTAAATAATACAGGATACTCCTGAATAATCTTGTCTAGTTCTATCTTAGATCGTCTTAAGAACGTACGCTTATCACTTGGATCATCCAACATTGACTGACAACCCAACATCCATATACGACCAGATGTCTCTGATTCAGGTACAACACCCCACATACCCATTGGGTGTCCATGCCTGCTAACCATAGTCATACAGGGGTTACTCTTAAAGAAGCAGTAGAACAAACTAGCTATGGGTGTCAGTCCTGACTGTGCTCTGATCTCAGCTATGTCCTCATCTCTCATGTTCTCACCAATAATTCTAATATCTTCTAACTCTGTACGTCTTTGATAAGCTACTTCCTTTTCGCTCTCGTATGATAGAACCCTTCCCATTCGGCTGATTGGAATCGACAAGGTAGTGGACTTGTAGAGGATATAACTATCTTAGTATCTATATTGCTTGTCATCACAGGAACACGGAAAGATCCTGTAAGAACTGAAGGATCTCCGATAAGTGGAGGAGCTTCACCAACGATGATTCCGTTATATGGATAAGTGTTTGTGTCTCTACTTGCAGGAGTAACCTTTAACTCAAAGGCTGACGACTCATCAAAGATTACAGTCCACGTTCTCATCTGTAATTTCGGCCCTGCTGCTAATGCAACACCACCACCTTGCGGCTGTTCTTTTATATATGGAGTGCTGAACTCGTAAGTCATAGTGTATCTTTCTCCGACAAAGAAGCGTGGTGTCTTACCTGCATTGTCACCTGAACTTGGAACTGTCTTTAAGTCTCCAAGAACTGTGATCGTATTAGATGTTTGAGACTGTGGCTCAATAACTTGTCCATGTCTTAGGAGAGTATTACCTGCCTCGTATCTTCCTACTACAATCATGTCTGCCCCAGTGTTGATAGGGTAAGGAAGAGTGATAACAGTTTCTACACCTAGACCACCAGCATTATTAAGACTTGTCGATGTAACTTCTGTTTCAGTAATCTTTCTATCTAGTAGTATTTCTATCTCTGTTCCTGGGTCTACTTGTTCAGGTCTTAATGATACTTTCTCTAGGTAAGTCCCTGATTGAGATGAAGTTCCATCCTCGTCATATTCAGTAAGCACATATAAATCACTACCTTTAATTGCAGCGCCTATTATTTTCTTTGCACCACTAACTTCCCAGTAAGACCAAGACGATTGAAGCTTTGTATCTTCTTCAAAGAAGAACTTGTAAAGATAAATCCTCTTGGGCTGATCAAGGCTAAGCATTGCAACAGCATCTTCTGCCACAGCAGAGATAAGGTTACATAAGTTTGTCGGTATATACCTAGGGATACTGGATGTTACGTCTTCTGATAAAGGTACTGATCCACTGGAGTCAGGAAGAAAGAATTCTCTTAGTCCACTAAAGCCTCCTTTAGTAATAGGGAAATACGTGTTACGACCAACAGCTATCGGGTCAACAGATGTATCCATATCAAAGGAGGTCATCTGTGTAATTGTTGCTGTGCTAGGCGTTAAGGCAGAACCTACGTTTAGTCCTGCATCTAATCTGAACTGAGCATTCCTGCTGAACAAGAGAAGAGTGTTAGCAAAGGCGACAGTAGATAGGAGAATATTGATAGAGCTACCGCCACAAGCAAGATCTACTGGATCACTGTCCACCATAGTTTGAACAGTTTCAGGCCAGAAGCGTCCATGATCGTCACTAGCAGAAAGGATGACATTTTCTTCCGACAGCATTATTAATCTATTCCTAAACATATTTAAGTTTTGTATTGTTCTACCTGCAAACGTAGGCTCTAGGGCTGTCTTCTCATCACCAGCTATACGACCTGACCACGTAGTTCCATAGATTGTATTGCCGTTAGTGGTTTGGTTTGCTCCTGATGTAAATGTAAATGTATTTGCAGTAACCGGTCTAATAGGAAAGACACCTGTGTTAGCTGCTGTATTAGTACCAGTAGAAGGTCTAATGAATAGAAGATCTCCACTTTCTAATTTATGATTTGCTTTGGTAACAGTAACTGTTGTTCCTGACTGTGCATAGGTGGCAGTATTTTCTCCCTTTATATATTTTTGAAATGTAAAAGTACCGTTTGAATTTCTAACTAATACATGAGGCATTGTTGCCTCGTCAAATCTGTATTTTATCCCTGGTGCTACTGTCTCTTTCCATACCCCATCACCATATATATCTGTTGGAGTGTTCGTACCAGAAGAAGAAATACTAGGTGGGAAGGCTGCGTTAACTACAAACTTCACATAGTAATCATCGTATTGAGTAGCTTGAGAGCCTTGTACTTTAACAATGAAACCGTCATAAGCCTTGATAGGTAAGTCATCTAAGTCATCGACAACACCTTTAATTACCTTGGTTGCTTCTCCTGTCTTGTCGTCTTTGCTTGTTAATGTGTAATCACTTCCATCTGTCTTAGTGATTCGTATTATGTAGTCATCGTTATTAACATTGAATCCATTTCCATGTAATTTTGCTGCTAACTCATCTGCAATTGTAATTGTTGATAATTTTTTTTGTGTTGTAACTGTGCAATTACCAGAGTTAACACTTGAATCGTTTTGTGATCCTGCTGTGTAAGTAAAAGAATCTGTACCAGCGGAGCCTACCTCGTAAGTACCTGCTACTCCACCTGATGCAGTAGGAAAACTAATCTTAAATTTATCTCCTGGCAGTAATCCATGGTCTGTTGCATTTATACCGACAGTAGAACTGTTGGCTCCTTGAGAATAAGAACATTCAATCTTTTCTCCACCAGCAGGAGGTGTTGTATAGCTTTTAGTTACACCATTTAATGTAACGCTGTATTCAGTGTCATAGTTTGCAACCTTAATGAACACCATCGCTGATGGATTGGTGATTGATGCTGGTGACAAGTCGGTGGACATAGCCACTTCCTTCTCTTTGTTAACAATGAATGTATAGTCAGCAATAGATGCAACCCTGAACATCTCTGAGGGATGACCAGTTACATCTAGGTAGTCAACTCCGTCTGGTGTTGCAGGAGTTGTAAGTGTTCCGTCTAGGTTTGCTACCTTAATTGCACCATCTTGAATAATGATGATGTAGTTAATATCATTAGTCCTTGAAACCATATGAACAAATGGTCGGACTGTTGATTTGTTTTCAATAAATAAGCGAGCAACATTATTTAATGGCGGCCTCTTCTTTAATCCTTCGATTGGACTCGACATACAATTAATAACTTCTTCTGCTTGTGATGCCAGCCTCAAGGCAGGCGGTTGTTGACTAACCCCATTAATAAGGTTTGGGATTGCAGAAGTAATTAAAGGCATGACTATCTAAGAACAGTACGACTTGGTTGGTAAGTCTGGAATACTCCTGTGTGGTTAGGGTTACCTCTAATCATATTGTGATCTCCTGCATTATTTTCTTCTTCTAAGAACAAAGCCTTAGCTTCTGCTTCTGCTGTGAAATTGACCTGACCTAGCTCTGCGCTACCTAGTATTTGCTCTTGTAATGTGCGACCTGCCTTCGTCATTATGTATTGACGAGCGTGTTCAGGTAGGTCAGTCCAGTCAAGAATATAAGTTACATCTGCTGTTAGATCTTCTTCAAAGATAGAAGTATTCTTTCTTCTGTCGTATAACTTCAATCCTCTTTGTACTACCTCATTGTCTGGGTATTCATAAGGATCAATCTTCACTCTGCTTATATCTGAACTCAAATCAATTTCATTAGTACCAGCAGTACGAGTCAGAGTTCTCTCGTAGTCAGTATTAAATGACCACCCTTCTGATTGAACTGTTCTGCTTACTTCGTTGAGAGTATCGTTTGCTTGCTTTGCAAGACCGAACTGACCAGCCAAGGAGTTAACAGGTGCTTCACCCATCATCCTTAATACTTTGTTGACTGCTTCTAGCTCTGATGTGAGGTTAAGACCCATAAGAAAAGAGGGGGC